GCATATTCAGAAAAGCATTAATAAAGACGCGAGGGTTATTATTCATTCATCCGATCCTACAATTGCAGAAGAAATGAAGAAGATCATAGGCGATAAGGCAGAGATACGGGAATTCGGATGCCCGGGCTGGATAGAATTTTTAAGGAGTCAATAATGAAAGTAAAATATGACGGCTACACAGTAAATATCCCAATCAGCAAAATTGAAAAATATATCAAAAAAGGTTTCATTCATGAGGAAATTGGTCGGGTATTTGGCGTGCCGAAATATGTTATAAGTTTGATGATGAAAAAAGCAGGGAAATCAAAAAAAAGAATTTTTAAGAAGATCTAAAAAATGGAACTAACCTGTATTGATCTATTTGCGGGAGTTGGCGGTTTTTCTTTGGGTGTTTCTATGGCAGGGTATTAAAAAAGTTATTGAAATTAAATAAAAGGAGATAAAACTATGATAGTTAAAACAACTGACAGAGAAGGCAATAAAACTTTTTTTAAAACGAATGATGGTTGTCCTAAATGCTGGGGTAGAGGCCATATAGGCAAAGACTTAAAAACAGGAAAGCACATTTTATGTAAGTGTTTAAAAAAGATTGATGAAAAAAAATCAGAATTAGAAATAAAAGATAGGAGTTAACATGTTAAGCAAAGAAGGGATATTGTTTTTTTGTACCAGTAAATCATTTTGTAATAATAAACGTATAACTTCAAATGGCAATTATTGTAATGCTTCAGATACCAAATGCGAACTTGGATTTCAACATAAGGAAAGATTCATTCCGCGTGATTATTACAATGATGATCTTAGACGTGAATATTGCAAAGTGAAGTTTTTTCCAAAAAATAAAGTAAAGAAGTTATTGCCGAAAGGCAAGCAAACTAAAAGGGGGTAAGCATGAGTACATTATCAGAAGTAAAGATTGAGGATATAAAGTTTTCACCGTTTAATGCGCGAAAGGAGTTCGCAAAGGATAAGCTGCAGGAATTGGCAGATTCTATCAAAGAGAAGGGCGTAATAGAGCCGATCATAGTCCGTAAGGCTAAAGACGGCGGAGTAGAAGTAATATGCGGCGAAAGGCGCGTGCGCGCATCAAAACTTGCGGGCCTAAGCACTATACCGGCTATTCTTAAGGAGCTTGATGACAAGCAGGCCTTAGAGTTTCAGGTAATAGAGAACTTGCAGAGAGAAGATCTTAACCCTATAGATGAAGCTTGCGGGTATGAGGCAATGGTCCGGGATATGGGCTATACGCAGAAGTCGTTGGCGGATAAGGTAGGAAAGAACCTGACATATATAAAGCAGAGAATGGTACTGTTGGGTTTGGAAGAAGAATACAGGCTGGCTATTCGCAAAGGCGAGATCCTTGCAGCGCATGGGCAGATATTGCTAAGGTTGGGCGATCTAAAGGAAAGGGCGGACTTATTTAAGAATATTATAAAAGACAAATTGACTATTTCAGAGGCAGCCAGTCAATTACAAAGTTATACCTGTTATCTTGACAGAATAAAATTTGATAAAACAGAATGTGCGAAATGTCAATTCAACGGAGCTTCGCAGCCTGATCTTTTTAAAGATCCAAATTATTTGAAAGGATATTGTTTGAATAAGATCTGTTTTAATAAGAAAAAAACAGACATGATAAATAAAGAACTGCAAAAATTAAGAGATAAAGGGCTTAATGTTGTAAGTGATAAAAAATTAATAAAAGAAATGCAAGTTTTCAGATACGGCGAAAAACCGCTTAAAAAATGTCAAGGTTGCAAAAATTTATTTTGCAATTTAAGTATGCAGTGGGATGGTGATTTTGAATTAACGCAGCTTTGCAATGATAAAAACTGCTTTGCAAAGACTATAAAACATACTGATCCCGAAAAAGAACAAGCGAAGAATGAAGCAGAGAAGCAAAAGGATGTTCAGGAAAGAGCTGATAGTGAATTTCTTAAAAAAGAACTTCCTTCGAAAATGACAGAAACGCAGTTGCTTATGGTCTATATTCGAGAAAATTGTTTATTTGATGAAGCGAAAGTAATTAAGCTGAAAAAAGAACAATTAATCAAAATATTATGTGATGAAGCTAAGGAAGTGGTGAAAGAAGAAGGGATTTTTTCAACTTCCGGAGATTTGTTGATTAAGTTCGCCAAAGATCTTGGCCTGAAACCGCCTAAGGTGAAAGAAAATGTAGAAAAGGTAAAAGAGGTTAAAAAATAATCAAAGGAGCGCATGTTCCAAGGCTGGCGAGTTAGGCTCCAAACCTGACTGTGGTAGGTTCGATTCCTATCGCTCCTGGATAGTTAAAGTTAAAAGCGGAGGTATCTATGAAGATCACAATTTACGATGAAAAGAACGAACAAGAAACAGCAACAACATTTAACATTGATCCCGAAGTTGAAAATCCTGTACCTGAAAAAACATTGAAAGAAGCACTTTACAGATTAACCAAGATCGCCGCAAGGTTATCTGAAGAATTAAAGAATATGGGAAAAGAAACTCCTGCAATCATACAACCTACAGCTCCTACAATTTGCCCTCATTGCAGCTCAGCATTAGCCAAAATAGAATATACCAACGGAAAAATTGTATATCATTGCTATTACTGTTCAAAAGATATTTGGGAAGTGAAGAAATGAAAGAATCCACGATCAAAAAAGATATCCTGGATTATCTCGAACTTGCTTTCAGGCGCAAAGGTTATTTCCGCGGGGAGGCGCGCATAAGCACTAAAAAAACAGTCCAAGGGGGCCACCGTGAAGAAAAATGGAAAGCAGTCAAAAATAGATTCTCAGGCAGTTGCAGTAGATCTTAAACAGTACATCGGAAAGGAGATTCTTGTCATTCTTAATAATTTTAAGAATCCCGAAAAGGTTCTTGTAAAAAGGGTTTTAACCAAATCAGTCTTACTTGATAACGGCAACGAAAAAGGTGAGCAATGGTACTTAAAGGAGAACATCAAATTCATTGAGGAAATAGGAGACTCAGCATGAAAGTAGAGATGATAAAAATATCACAGTTAAAGTTCGCAGAATATAATCCGCGCAAGATGACAGAGAAAGAAGCCCAAGATCTGCAGGCAAGCCTTAAAGAGTTTGGCTTTGTTGAGAATATCGTAGTCAATTGCGCGCCCGAAAGAAGGAATATAGTAATTGGCGGCCATCAGAGAATCAAGGCAGCTCAACAGATGGGCCAAAAGGAAGTACCGGTCTATTTCGTAAACATACCTAATATCAAAAGAGAGAAAGAGCTTAACTTGCGCTTGAATAAGAATATGGGCCAGTGGGACTTCGAGAAATTGGCTAAGTTTGATGAGGACCTATTAAAAAGCATTGGTTTTGAGGCTGATGAATTGGCAGGTCTATTTGCTCTGAATGATATTGATGATTTTGAAGTTAATGAGGAAAGATTTAATATTATAAGCATCGAACCTCCTGAGTGCCCTAAACTTAAAGAAAGAATTGTCCTTGAATGCAAAAGTTTTAAAGATTATGAAAAGTTAAAAAAGTATTTTATAAAAAATGGCAGCGATAAGATCATGGGGAGGTTATTAAGCCTATGAGATTATTCAGTTTGTTTACAGGAATCGGGGGTTTTGAATCCGGGTTAAAAGATAAGATCGAATTGGCAGGTTGGTCCGAAATAAATAAAAACGCTATTAAGGTTTTTGAACGGCACTGCGGCAATGCTAAGAATTACGGAGATCTCAGAGATGTTGATTTTAATGAATTGCCTGATTTTGATATTCTGACAGGCGGTTTTCCTTGCCAGAGTTTCAGTCTTGCAGGATTACGTAAGGGATTTGATGACAAGAAAGGAAAGATGATATTTTTTATTTATGATCTGTTAAAGGTTAAGAAGCCTGGCTTCGTTATTCTCGAGAACGTCAAAGGCCTATTGAACCACAATAAAGGCAAGACCTTTAAGGATGTTGTCAAATTGCTTAGCTTTGCGGGCTATTATGTGCGTGTAGTCTTATTGAATGCTTTACATTATGGCTCAGCGCAGAACAGGGAAAGGCTTTTCTTTTTATGCAGTAAGAAAGATTTTAAGGTTAAGATTCCTAAGGTTATTGATGATACAAAAAGATTCAGGGATATTAAGGAAGGCAACAGGAATAATTATAAATTTATCAATAAAAATAAAAGGATCATTGAGAAGATTGAAGGCAGAAGGAAATTCAACTTTGAACTGATAGGAGGTTATGATAGGGTTGGCACGTTAACCACTCAGCCCGGATGTGGGGAAAAGCTTGTTTGGGATGAGAAGGAAAAATGGTTCAGATACTTAACGCCTTTAGAATGTGAGCGCCTGCAGGGTTTCCCGGATAACTATACAAAAGGGTTAAGCGATAGCGCAAAGTATTTTGCTTTAGGTAATGCGGTTAATTGTAATGTCAGTAAGTATTTATTTAATGATTATTTGAAAGGTTTGTGGTGGTAATAATAAAAGGAGATAGTAAACGATGAAAAAGCATAAAAGAGGCGGTAGAGTAAGGGCTATCAAATACGAAGTTCTGCCTTATAGAGAAAAGGAGTACGGAGTATTCATACATTGGAAATCTCTCCCAACTTTATTCAGAGGCGATAATATTGCGCAAGTGGAAGCTGCTAAGAAAATGGGATTTTCAGATTTTGACATAGAGTTAATGCAAATAAAGACACAAAGAGAGTTCTGTAAAAGGTTCGCTTTAAACGAAAACACGGTAAGCGACTGGAATCAACTTGAGGAAACAGACACAAAGGTCCGTAATAGAGTTATGGAATGGGCCAAAGGTAAGTTCCCTAATGTGGCAGGCGCTCATTACAAACAGCTTATAACAGGCGGACAAGCAGCTCTCTTTGATTCGTGGTACAGGGTATTTGAAGGCATCAAAGAAGAAAAGCCACAAGGCGCGCCAGTACAAATAAATATAGCATTACAAGTATTTAATCTTTTAAAAATGGTGGGGGCAGATGACAAAACAATTAAAAAGCTTGGAGAACTTATCGAAAGTCTTGGTAGGAAGTCCGCAGGAAATGATAGAGATGGGGAAGTTCCTCCAGCACAAGGCAAATGAAGCTCTGTGGCTGAAACAAAACCCCGATTATGAATGTATGCCGGCTGATATCATTACATTCCTCGGCAGTCCTGATTTCGGAGATCCTAAAGAGATAAGGCCGAAGATCAAAGAGATGTTGATTGATATGTTTTCGGGCAAAATTTCATACAACGAAGCGATCATAGATGCAGGTATTGGAACAGGCAAATCTTATTTCGTTTCTAAGGTATGGGAGTTCTTGCTGCATAGATTATTATGCCTGAAATCTCCGGCATTGCATTACGGACTTGCAAAAGATACAAAAATATATCTTATCAATATGTCAACAAAAGGCAGTCAGGCAAAGGATGTCGTATTTGAGGAATTTAAACATAGAATAGATAATGCTTCTTGGTTTAAAGAGAATGGATTTGAATATGACAAAAAAATATCATCAAAGTTCATATTTCCTAAAGGTTTAGAGGTTATCCCGGGTAATAGCGAAGAAACTTTTCCGCTTGGTTATAACATATTTTGCGGTATTCTTGATGAAGCAGCTTGGCATTTAAAAACAAGGGAAAAGGACTATGCAGAAGAAGGCTACAACAATATGCGTAAGCGCGTGCGCTCAAGGTTTATACAAGACGGTTTGACTATGGCAATATCGAGCCCGCGCTATGTTGATGACTTTATTGAGACAAAAATGGATGAGGCAAAGACAAATCCGCACATATTCAGTAGGCGCTTGGCTACATGGGAAGCGCTGCCTTTAGGAATGCTTTCGGGAAATACCTTTGATCTTGGTAAATATCTTCCAAAGCAAATCGGAAGAATGATACCGATTGAATACGAACAGGACTTTAAAACAAATCCTGAGCGTTCCTTGAGAGATTTTGGAGCTATACCTTCTGAAGCAATAGAGCGATACTTGAAAGATACTATACTTGTTGAGGCGATATTTAAGAATGCGCTTATAAACGGCATAAATGATGAAGGAGTTTTAACCTTAAAAGCGCCTAAGAACACGGCTTATTATTCGCATTGTGATCTTGGCTATAAGAAGGACCGCGCAGGGTTTGTTCTTATTCACATAGAGAACGGCAAGGCCATAGCAGATATTGTCTATGGTGTTAAAGCTGCGGAAGGTAGCGAGATAAAGTTTTCAGTATTCGAAGACTACATCAAGATATTGAAACAGCGCGGCTTTAGAATAGAGAAAGCAACTTATGACGGTTGGCAGTCTATACGCAGCATACAGGCCCTGCAGGATATAGGCATTGCAGCTGAGACATTGAGTGTTGACAGGACCTTAGAGCCATACGATACCTTGAAGGATGCGATATATAGAGAATTGTTGGAAGTGCCTGAGAACGATATATTGAGAAATGAATTATTGCGCCTTGAACTGATAAAAGGCAAGAAGGTAGATCATCCTGCGCAGAGCAGTAAAGATATTGCGGATGCCTTATGCGGCGCGCTTTATAATGCTATGCCAACACTTGCAAAAGGCGAACAAGATATCAAGGGCGCGATCGCGGGCGCGGTTCTTGGCAAGCGTAGAGATACAAGCGGACAATTAGGGAGGTGAAATGTTTCAGGAAGAAGACAATGTTGACCGAAAGAAGTTTGCATCCGAATTCAAGCGCAGGAAGAAAGCTCGGCAGGAAAGAAAGAACAAAGCCCGAAAGGCTAAAAAAATATTGAGGGAGGGATAGGATGGAACATTTTATAGAGCAGTATCCTTGGTTCGCAGGACTGATTGCGACTTTAATTATAGTGGGTTTGTCAATCTTTTCGGTATGGATATCGGATAAGATAGAAAATTGGCAGGCAAAAAAGGCAAAGGAAAAACAAGCAGCAGAGGAACGATTACAGGCGATTGAGAAAGAAATATTTAATCCTGAAAACATGAAAATTGAAGGTAGGCATGGCGATACCTATTATATTTTAGACACCTTTCCAGAAAAAAGCAAAATAAAAGAATTAACTAACCGTCTCTCAAACATTGAACGCGACTTCTCTCTCCTCTGCAAACATCTCAAAGTCGAATACAAAGATGTCCCAGCTAAGCCGGGCGAAAGGGTAATAGAGAAAAAGAAATAGGGGGTTTGATGAGTTCAAAAAATTTGTCTTTAAGAGTTGTGGAAGAATCTGCAATTGGCTTACCATGTTTATTACCATTTTTAAACAATGATCATATTGTGCCTAATAATAGTGGGCAATATACTCATTCATTGATGGGTAATCGTTATGAAGAATCCGATGGCAAACCCTTTAAGATTTGTTTTGAATTTACAGAAAAAAGAGATTTAAAATGTTTTGATAAAGGTAATACAATTACACATACTTATTGCGGTATGTCAGCAGGCAGCTGGAAAATAGTATCGCAAAAGTGGGTATCAAGAAAGAAAAATGGCAATTATGTTGTAAGTTTTTATTGTGAAATATAAGGGGGTTATATGTGCATAGGAACGAGAACTTTTTCAAAAGATAATTTCACGGCAACAAAGGATTTCTCTTGCGAAGTGAACTGCAAGGATTGTAAGCATTGGGATATAGAAGATAATGATTTGGGTACATGCCATAATGAAAATGTACTTGGTAAAACTGTAATTGAAATACCGATAACAGTTTCATCAGACTTCGGCTGCAAATTCTTTGAACGAAAGGAAGGCAAATGAAAAAAACAAAAGGTTTTAAGATTTCAACATCAAGCGGAATGATATCGAGTAAGACACTTAAAAAAATAATGAGCGGTAAACATATAAAAGCAATGCTGACTAAACGTCTAAACGATATGAAAAAGCACATAACCGTTCAAAGTTTTGTTAAGGTAAATAATTTCAAGCATAACCTCAAACAAGGAGATAGATTGAAAGTCATATCCAATGGGGAAATTATATACGGTGATATAACTTTTGTTAATGACACACAACCTGCACCCTTCAGACAAGAAACAGAAATTACTTTTAATGAAACATCGAGAAGAAAGATTAAAGTGAAAGGAGGCAAACAGTGAATCTCAAATTAATTCCGTATGTTATTTGCCCGAAGTGCAGGGAAGCAAAGGAAATCGGCAAGATCCAGCCGCTCAACGGAGTTTATTATTGTATAGGTTGCGGCGGTCAGATGTCCGGGCTTAATCTCAATGATAATCTTCTTTTAAATGTTTTGGCAAAGGTTGAAGAATTATTGGTTAAGATAGATATTAAGATAGAACCGAGTGAAAATTAAAAGGGGAGGTGATCCTATGCCACCAAAAAACAAGCACGATTATTGGAAAGGTAAGAAATTGACAGAAGCACACAAACGAAAGATTAAAGAGAAATTGACAGGGCATACAGCTTCGGCACTACATAAAAAACATCTTAAACAGGCAAAGAAAAGGATGTGGGATAAGATAAGAAAAGCAGTTTGTCTTAATTAAAAAAATAATGACCTATTATACAGGTCATTACCTTCTGAATATACTTATATGCAGAGTAAGATTCAAACTCTCACTCTGCATATTTTATTTGAAGGAGGAAAGCGTTGCCAAACCAAGTAGTAAAATATAGCGAGAATAAATTCTTAAGGTTCATTCAGCAAAAGATTACCCCGCCACAAATCCCCCAAGATATAGGTCAGGAAATATCCTCAGGCCGTGATTATCTCGGCAGTTGGAAAATCACACCATATAACCCCGATACATTAATCAATACAAAAGGCATGCTCACGATCGATAAGATGAAGATTGATGAGCAAGTCAAATCCTGTTTCGCCGTAAAGAAATATCTTATATTATCAAATGGCTGGGATGTCGTACCGGCAAATGAAACACCTGAAGCTCAAGAGCATGCTGATTATATAAAATATTGCTTTGAAAAAATGCAAGGCAGCATTGAAAAATCTATTTATGAAATGTGCAGCTCTTTTGAATATGGTTTCAGCGTGACAGAGAAAGTCTATAAAGTGTTTGATAACGGCAAATACAAAAACAAGGTAGGCATTAAATCTTTAAAGAGCAGAAAGCCGCATTATTTTGATTTTGAAACTGATGAGTATGGCAATTTGCTTGAAAACGGAGTAATACAGTTCCAAACTTCGCACTTAGAAGCCAAAAGATTTATTATTTATTCCTACAATTCAGAATTCGGCAATTTCTACGGTACAAGTGATTGCCGCGCGTGTTATCGCGCATGGTGGAGTAAGGATCTGATTATTAAGTTTTGGAACATCTATCTTGAAAAGTTTGGTATGCCTTTAGCTATCGGAACATACAAAGACAAACTCGATGAAGCAACAAAGGATTTATATCAGGCAATACTTGATAATATTCAGGCAGGTTCATCGATCATTAAGCCCGAAAGCCTTCTGCTTGATTTCAAAGAGGCCATAAAAGGCGGGGAAACAAGCTATGAAAGCGCAATAGATAAATATAATACCATGATCGCCCGGGCAATTCTTATGCCTGATCTTTTAGGCTTTTCAGGCGGAGGGACATCCAGAGGAAGTTATGCCCTTGGGCAGAAGCAATTTGAAATGTATGTCGCAATAATAAAATACTTACAAAAAGAAATAGGCGAAACGATTATAGGCGAACAGTTAATCCGTGAATTAATCACTCTTAACTATGGCGAAGTTGAAGAACTTCCGACTTTCTCTCTTGCTTCCCCGGAAGGCAATGACAGCAAGTTAAAATCCGAAATAGCAAAGATGTGGGTTGATACAGGAATCGTGAATCCTAAGGAAAGCTGGATAAGAGAATATCTCGATATACCCGCAGCAGAAATAATCCCAATAGCCGACACCGCGCAAATGGTTGAAAAGAAATATGCTCAAAAATACTTTAGGAAACTGACAAAGTATGAGGAAAAGGTTGATTTCAAGGCCTTAGAAACGATTATCGAAGAAGACGGCGTTTCCGAATGCTTAGATAAAATCAAACCTGTTATGCAGGATATTATTGCGGATATTCAATCGCAGGTTTCAAAGATAGAAACCCCTTCCGACATAGAGAAAATCAGCATTAAATACATAGGCGATTTGAAAAGAATATTTGCCGATACCTTAGAACGAACCTTTAAAAAAGGAATGCGCAGCGCTAAAGATGAGATCAAGCAGGCAAAGAATTTTAAAGTAATAGATTGGCGTATCTTACCTGCAACAAAAGCTCTTGAATTATTCAAGGGCAAGGCTTTCAAAATGGCAGGGGATTTGACTGATTATATGAAAAAAGATGTCAAAGAAACGCTATACGCAGGATTTAAGGCAGGTAGAAGCATAATACAGATACAATCAGACCTTCAGGCAATTTTTAAGGTATGGCAGGACACAGGAGCATTGATAGATGGAGAGGCAATCACTCCTTCACGGCTTGAAACTATAATAAGGACAAACTCTGCGGATGCCGTGAATATGGGCCGTCTTGATACTTTTCAAGATCCTGCACTTAACGGATTTGTAGAGGCTTTTCAGTATTCGGCTATTCTTGATGACAGGACCACTGAGCTTTGCGCTTCGCTTGATGGCGAGATCATAAGTGCGGATGATAGCAGACTTAATGAGATTAACCCGCCTAATCATTTTAATTGCCGTTCAATACTTGTACCGATTACGCAGGTTGACGGCGGATATGAATTATCCGATACCGCGATGATAGATAAGAAAATTGCAAATATTCCAAATGGCTTTAATTAAAGGAGGAACAAGTGAAAGTGAGATTTTATAAGAAAGAGAGTGTGAATTTTGCTGAAATTGAAGATATGGAGATCTTTATGGCCGGAACTTGGAATGAAGATACTTATTCGGTTGAGAACTTGCAAAGTATAGTTGAAAATACGAATAAACTTATTGAAGAAAATAAACATGACCCGCCTTTGAAACTCGGGCATAGTGAAATGCAAAAGATTTTGAAAGGCGAAAACCTTATAGGAGAGGATGGTTTCCCCGCGATCGGATGGATAGATAAATTAAAGCTCGTAGGTAAGAAGATAGTGGCATCCGTAAAGGATGTGCCGAAAGTAATTGCAGACCTTATTAATAAGGGAGCTTATAAAAAGGTTTCCTGCGAGATCTACATTGATGAATTGATATTGAAAGCGGTAGCTCTGCTTGGCGCTGATATACCCGCAGTTAAAGGATTGGAGGGCTTTCTTGCTCTTTATAATGGTAATCCAACAGCTTCGGTTATGGCTTTTGATGAGAATAAACGATTCAAGGCCTATGAATTAACCAATAAAGAGGTAGAAGAAGAAGTTTTGGCAGATGGCGAGCTTATAGTTTTAAGCAATACCAATTTGCCGAAAGCAATAAAAGAGATCTTTACTAAAAAGAACTATGCAAAGATCACTTTTGACAAGGTAGAGAATTATGAAGAATTTTTAAGCGGTTGGCAAATAGTTATTGTTGATGATATTACAAATTATGACCTTGATACGATTTATTACAAGAGTATTTTCCCCGGGGTTGATGTTTGTATAGGAAGGCTATTGTCAAGTGATGATAAAACAAGTAAAGCAATCGTTTACAGGTTTGACAGGTATGTTTTCACAGAAGACAAGATAAGAGAGTGGTTAAAATCTTATCAGGTCAGTTTTAAAGAAATAAAAATACAAGGAGGTGGCACTAAAATGACAGAACTTGAAAAGTTGCAAAAAGAGTTGGCTGATAGAGATGCGCAGATCATAAAATTGACTGCGGACATCAAATCTCTTACAGATGAAGTGGGCAAGTTTAAGGCAGATCAGGAAAAAGATGCAGAAGCAAAGAAAAAGCTTGAGATTGACGGAATTGTTTCCGGAGCAATAAAAGACGGTAAAATTCTTCCTACAAGTGAAATCGCTTTCAAAGAAATGATTTCGGCTATGCCGAATTTGGAAACGATTACAAAATTTGTGGCAACAATGTCAAAAGTTGTTGATTTTAAGGAAGTATCAAACGGAACACAAGAAAAGAAACCGGGCGAAACAGGAAACGAAAATTCTCGGGCTGATTTTAATGCAGAAGTTGAGAAATATGCTTCTGATAAAAATGTTTCTTATGAGGTTGCATTTGACATCGTCAAAAAAGAAAAACTTCAAAAGGGTGAAAAGATATAAGAAATAAAAAATAAAGTAAGGGAGGTGGCAAAAATGTTTAAAAGAATATTGATTTTGTCAGTATTACTGCTTGGTATCGTGAATGTCGCTTGCGCAGGAGAGATCGTGTCTTTCATGTCAAACGCGAACTATACCGATACAAAATATGTTTGCGTGGAGCTTGCTTCCGGAGCTGGTAAAGTTCAAATTACTGACGCTGCTGGAGATAGTGTAGTAGGTGTTATGCAGAATAGCCCTACAAATACCGGTTCCGCAGTGGCAGTTCAGATTTCAGGCATAACAAAAGTTCAGGCAAATGCTGCAATTACAAAAGGCGCAGAAGTTGTTTGTTGTGCTAACGGACAGGTAAGGGCTTGGGCAACAAGCGGCGAAATGGTTATAGGTCAGGCACTTGAAGCTGCAACAGCACAAGGTCAGATAATTAAAATAAAACTTGGGCAGTATTGGAAATAACAAAAACGCATAACTCCCCATAATAAGGGAAATAATCAAGGAGGTGAATTTAAATGCAAATTGAAAAAACTTTAATAAAGGAATTGGGCCACTATACAGAAGTAAAGAGATATTCAGATCCGCAGCTTGCCGATGTGCATATTGATACAGCTTTGACAAATCTCGCGGTAGGATATAGAAACGGTAATATGATAGGGCAGGGTTTGATGCCTATCGTCTCGGTTGCAAAAGAAAGCGATAAATATTATGTTTTCGGGAAAGAAAATTTTAAAGTCCCTGAAGATGGAACTATAAGGGCAGTTGGCGCGGATTTCAAACAATGGGGTGGTTTCAAACCTACCACAGGACAGTATCTTTGTGAGCAGTACGGCTTGGAATATTTGCTTGACAACAGGATAAGAAATAATTCCGATATGCCGATTACTGTTGATAAAGCAGTTTTAATGATGATGCAGGATGTTCTTGCGCTTGATTATGAGCAAAGAATAGCGTCATTGCTTACTACTGTGGCAAATTTTGATTCTACAAATTACACCACGATTACAGATGCAGCAAATCAGTGGGATGCTTATACTACAGTCGGCGGAACTGACACAAGTGATCCGCTTGAAGATATAAGGAAAGGTATTCAGGCAGTTGAAGATAATTGCGGAATGTCGCCTAATGTGATCGCTATGGATAAAAAAGTATGGCGTTTCCTTAGAAAACATCCTTCAATAGTTGCCAAATTGGGCCTTAGAATTAATCTTGGCAATGCAGAAGCAAAGCCTCAGGAATTTGTTGATATGGTTGATGAACTTTCTACCATATTGATCGCAGGATCTCGATATGACACAGCAACAGAAGGCGATGATGTTTCTTTGTCTGCGACTTGGGGCAAAGATGTGGTCCTTGCCTATGTTCCCGGCGCACCGGTTATTCTTCAGCCTTCAATCGGCTATACTTTTGAAGTTGCCAACAGCGTGAAAGTATATACTTATGATCATAAAGGTTGGGCTACAATCATAAGGGTTGAACAGGGAATAAGAGACGAGAAGATAGTCGCAAAAGGTTGTGGTTATGTTATTAAGGCCGCAATTTCCTAAGAGAAAATAAAAACTAAACAAGGAGGTGGACTTAAAATGAAAAAATTATTTAGTATTATGTTCATTGCTTTCGCCATGATATTTGTTGCTTATTCTCAAATATCTGCGCTTGAAGTTAGCCAATATTTACAGAATGTTTATGAAAGCGATACAAATCCAGCATGGTCAGCAAAGCATGGGGCATTAAGAGTAAAAATAATGAGCGATAACGCAACCAACTCGGATGTGCAAGAATGTACGGGAGGCATATACATTTTACAGCAAGGAGTTTCCGCAGAAACAACGCATGTCGGAGCAGCTGCAAAAGTTGAATTAACTTCTTTCGGTACAAGTCCGGTTATTAAAAATATTTTGGTTAGCGCGGACAATACTTTTAATAGCGGATCTGTTGTAATTACGCAGGGAGCGACGGAAACCACAAAGTATAATATTTGGATGTTGGCTGGAACGTCTTTCCTGATACCTTATAAAACGACTTGCTCAGGAACAATTACGATAAATGCTGCAAGCGGAATAAGGGTACGTATGGAAAAAGAATAAACTCTCATTTTTCCTCCGGGAGAGGTGATTTGAAAAATAGTCACCTCTCCTGCCTCTTAATAAATGGAATTAAATAAATATGTAAAGGAGTTAAATTATGGCAGAAGTAAAACAAGAAATAAAGAAACCCAAGATAGCAATCAAGGTAAAATGCAAAATCCTTTTGGAAAATGTCATAAAAGGACATAAGAAAGGCGAAACAATTCAGATCGATGAAAAATTGGCAAAAGGTCTTGCTGATGCAAAGGCAGTTGAAATTATCGGCAAAGATACTGTTGAGGGCGTAGAGGCAGATGTTCCTCCGGCTGAAACAGGTGATCCTAAAAATGAAGAATTGGTTGAAGTCAAGCTTATTAAAGATCTCGGCAAAGATACTGTTGAGGGCGTAGAGGCAAAGAAAGGCGATGTTATAAGTGTTTCTTTGGAAATAGCAAAAATGCTTATAAAGAAAGGTTTCGCTAAAAAGAAATAAAAGGAAAAATAAATGGCAGCTATTTATTGTGCATACACAGATGTTCAGGCCCAATCAAAACCAATAAATGATTTGGCATCTCATGGCTGGGCACAAACTCAGATCGATTTAAGGATAATCGAGGCTCAAAATTTAATTGATTCTATCCTTAATCCTACATATACGATCCCTTTTGCTGCGGCAAGCATTCCTCCGCTAATTAAAACTATTTGCATAAATTTATCAGTTGCTTTCGTATTAAGGGATATTTATATGAAAGAAACTGAAACCGAAAGCAAAACTGCTACCGAACTTGAAAGGCAGGCAATGGAACAATTAGAGGATATCGCTTCCTGTAAAAAAATATTAGTTGATTCAAGCGGGGTAGCTATTGCGATAAAAGATAGGATAAAGAGCTTCACTTACGATAATGGTTTGCAACGTCATTTCGGTATGGGTGAGTATGGGGAATATGTCGAGGAAGATAAAAGATGAAAATAGAATTTCAGTTTGAAACTGACAAAATTGTAGATCTCTGTAAAAGAATAAAACAAGCAGGCGGAAACTTAACAACTCCTTTAAATCAGTTCGGCACATATTACCTTCGCCAAATTGACGCTACATTTATTCAGCAGGGCGCGCGCGAAGGGCATCCTGCTTGGCAACCACTTTCAATGATGACGTTGGCTATGCGCCGGAAAGGTAAAAGTTCGGGGTCACCTATGATCTTGCAGGATAGTGGTTATTTAAGGCAACATTTCAGTTATAACCTTTTAGGCAATACTGGAGTAGAAGTAGGGACCGCAGTACCTTATGCAATAAAACATCAACTCGGGGATGTTATTCCTGCGCATCAAGAGAACGTCAAAGAACATCAAAGAAAAAAAAATACATCTGCCAGACATTCCCTTTATAATACGATTCTTGTTCATGCTTTCACGCGGCAGGCGCCTGAAAGAAAGATACCGATAAGACAAATGATATTCTTGACCGGAAATGATGAACAGAGAATACCTTCAATTTTTGCAGAATATCTTGAAAAAGTAATACAGGGAGGAACTGTATAATGGCAGTAAATAATTTTTATAATATTTTAATTGACGGAATAAAAACAATCCTTTTGGCAGATCCCTGGATAAGCGCAAATATAGGCACAGATGCGATCTACGCTTACGATAAGGGTAATCCGAGAGAACTCTTTCCCTGTATCGAGATCGCGCTCGCGCAGGATATACCTGATTATGACGTGCAAAGATATCATCATAAGCCCATTATTCATTTATTGCCTCAACAGAGGATCTTAAATAAGGAATTACTATATAAAGGGGATGCGACTACGATCGGTCTTTATGAGATAACTGATTATATAATGGATTGCGTGACTAAAAAAAGCAATTTAAAATTAGCGGATAATTGTCTTCAAATGATCTTAAAAGGTATTTACTTTAATGGCGGTATTTTTGAATCTGAACTATCGGGCAAATCAAGATTTCTTGCTTTTTCCGATATCGTTCTGCAGGTAGAAAAAATAAGATACATGGATTAAATAAACAAGGGGGTGAAAAGGATGAAAAAGCTTTTGATTTTAACAGTTTTTGGAATGGTTTTACTGCCGATCATAGGAGGTGCTTATAATTGTGCTACTACAAGCGACAGTTCTTCGGGCCAGACAGTGACCTTGGTTTCTTTCCCGGGAACACTTGATAAGATTACTGTCAGCAATTCGGAAAGCACGCCTCGAAGGCTTGATATTTGGGATAGTACGACTTATATCGGCTCTATCGTGGTACCGGCAAGAGATAGCCGCGGACCATACAGGCTGGCAACACGCATAGCTTCAACCCTTAAGGTTTTTATGGAAGGCGCGTATATGTTCGTAACTGCGGAGTATTCAGGCGGGGAAACCGGAGCAACAGCTTCCGGGCATTATCCTTATGGCGTGCGCGACGACGTTGCTATGAATACGCCTTACGCTTCAACAGGCGACATTATAGGGGTAATTGTGGCTAATTGGAATACAGATACAGGCGCAAGCGCAACAATTTATGATTATTATACTGCAAAGGCCCGAGTAAACGTTCCGGCTTCCGATACAAAAGAATTTAACTTTGACAGATTCAGATTCAATACGAATTTTAACGTTATACTTGAAAAAACAAATATGAGCATAATGTTAATTCGCAGGGAGGAATAATGAAAAATGTTACTCTCTCGCTTTCAAGCGAAGTTTCAGTAGAAGGTATCGGGATTGTAAAAAAGGGATGGATCATTTCGGTTAAGGATGAATTTGCCGAAAAGTTAAAAAAGATAGGTTTTACAATAACGGCCCAAAAGATCACGCACGAATTTGATAACGAAAAAAATGAATGGATAGAGGTTGTAAAAAGTAAAAAGCAAGGAGGTGAAAATTAATGTCAGACTTACTTGGTGTTAAAAGAAAAATAAGCATAGCAACAGAAGATACTCTTGGAGTGGCTGCAACTACCGGTTTTCGCTCTGCCATTCTTCATACTGACGGATTACAAAATGATGTTCCGCCTGTTGAAGATCCCGGAATAATGGGCGATATGGCAACAGAAGTAAAAGAAATTCAAGGCGCTTATGACATTAAAGGATCGCTTGGCGATAACACTCTTTATCCTACAGGCGCATTTCCTTTAATCCTATTGCATACCCTTGGCTCTGTTTCTACGGAGCAGCAAGGCTCAACCGCAGCTTATAAGCATACCTATGCTCCGGTCGCCCGGACAAATTATGGCAATACAAAGGGCTTAACGATTGCATCCGAAAGAGATTTAAGCTCAGCGCATATATTTACAGGCTGCGTTTCGAACAAATTAACTGTTAAATGGACGCGCGGACAGGTATTAACATGGGTATCTGAGATCTTTGGCATAGGGCAATCAACAGGGGATTCTCCCACTCTTACAAAGCCGACTATCAATCCGTTTGTCAGCTTTGATGTGGCGCTCACAATAGACGGATCTTCAATACCGGTTGATGATGGATCGCTTGTAATCGAAAATAACTTCAATACAGATTTTTACAATGGGCGCAGCAGATTAAGATTCCCACGTAAAGACTTTATGAAGATTACAGGAAGTTTTTCAAAGAAAGTCCTTGAAACAGCTGATGAGGCTAAATTCTTCACGAAATTCAAAGCGCATACTTCAGCAGCTCTTGTCATAACCGTGACAGGATCGCAGATCGAAGGCGCTTATAATTATGTGTGGTATGTGAGTTGCCCGGTTATTTATTACCGTGATCTTGGCAATTTTGCAAACGGCGGAAGAGATGTGCCTTCTCTTGCCGCAAACTTTCAGGCAAAAGGACAGGCAAGCGGAACAGAGGCAATATCCACTTACATTATTAATAACGAAACTTCGGTAAGCTAAAAAAAGGTTATTTCTGCCTGTAAATTGCTTTTAAATTGTGATTTATAGGCAGGGATAACTTTTGTTTTTTAAGGAGGATATTTTGGAAATTACAGCGCAAGAATATGAAAAATTAAAGAATATGACATTTACAGAAACAATTGAACTTCAGGATCAAATTAAAACAAAAGATCCGAAAGCAGTTAAACAATGGTTTATTTATAGTGTTTTTAATTTTTTGAGATTCAATCTCAAAACAATACCAACACTCAAAAGATTAAACAAAGTTTTAAATGTCTTTGATGAAATGGAGATTAATTAATGTCAGAACTTCAAGTCAAATTAAAACTTTTAATTGACGGCGATAAAGTTGTCGTTCAAGGTATTGACGGAGTAGAGAAAAAAATAAATTCTACTACAAAACAAGCAAATGCTCTAACAACTGCTTTTAAAGGATTATTACCTGCAATAACTGCCGCAGCTGTTTCTAAATTTTTTATTGATTCTATAAAATTAGCCGAACATGAGAACGAAGTTTTAAGAAAGTTAAAGGGAACGATTGAGTCATACGGACAATCTTGGACTGATGCTGAAAAAGCTATTAAACAAACGGCAATGACTGTTAAAGCAAAAACAAGATTTGATGAAGAAGAAGTTTATACTACTATTGATAAACTTACGGTTCAATTGGGAAATTATAAACAAGCAATCATATTAACAAATACAGCAATGGATGTTGCGGCTTTAAGAGGTATGGAATTAAGCGATGTTATGGGAATATTCAATGCCGCTCTTGCAAGCCCCCAAAGAGGCGTAAGAACTCTACGCATAGCATTTGGAGATTTGGTCGGAGATGCAACAAATGTTCATGAAGCATTTAATAATATCGGAATTAAAGCGCAAGGTGCAAAGGAAAAAGAAGATAGTCTTACAAAGTCAACGAAACAATTACAGAATAATTTTGAAGATTTACGAAAAGAATTAGGCAATAATTTAAACCCAGCAGTAAAAATATTGTATGATCTTATGAATAAAACTTTTGAGCGACAAAATCAAATAGATTATGATGCAAGAACACAGGAAATTGTCAAATATCGTGCAGAATTGAATCAATTAACAAAAGGAACAAAAGAATATGAAGCAATGGAAAGATTGCTTAATGGAGTTATTAAGAGAAGGGGTGAGATTAATGATGAGAGAAACAAAAAGAAACCAAAACCCGGAGATGACAAAATAACTGAAACTCCCGCAGAAAAAGCGGCACGAGAAGCGGAAGAAAAAAAGAAAGTAGATGAAAAAATTAAGAAAGATGAAGAAGAAAATTATAAAAAGCGATTAGAGCTCGGACAAATGTTTTCCGATGCTCAAAGCCAGTTGGTTACCGATTTAGCCGCAGGTAATGTTGATGCTTGGAAGAATTATTACAAAATGATTATTGACATAGCTTTTAAATCTACGGAAGATTTGATTAAACTTCAATTAGCAAATGCTTTCGCTCTTGCGTGGGTAGATCCTACAAAATGGGGATCGGTTGCAGCTTTAACAGGTCAACTTCTGGGCTTAGAGGGTTTAAAGGCAGGATTAAAAGTTCCGGCAATGGCAGAAGGCGGTATTGTTAAGGCAACACCGGGAGGCACGCTCGTTCGTGTAGGCGAAGCAGGGCGGGATGAAAAAATAACCCCTCTCGGTAAAGATAATTCAGACAAACGCATTATCATTAATGTCAACGGCTTCGCAGATAAAAATACGATTAATTATTTAATTCGTGAATTAAAAAAAGCAGAGAATAACGGCGGAGGATTATAATTTATGGCACAAACAACCACAAACGCTTTTAAACTTGCAAGAAATAGTCAGGATTATCCGACAAAGCAAGTTGAATTATTATTACCGAATTGGTCGAAGCCTAATAAATACGGTTGTGTTGCATCCGCCGATTCTGAAGCCACAGGTTTTGAAGCAACACATACAAACGACGGAAATAAAACTCATCTTGGCGGATATTGGAAGGCAAACAATGGAACAATACTCAACAATGTTGTTGCTCGTTGGTATTTTGATGATGACTGCCTTGATAGTTCTGTCGTCGGAAATGATTTAACTGCAAGCGGTTCGCCTACCTACGCTGCTGCAAAAATAAATAATGGCATAAATTTAGAAAGTGGAAGTTCGCAGTATGCTTACAGAACCGTATTGAACCTTTACGGAACATTTTCATTTTCATTTTGGTTTAATGCAGAAAGTATTTCAGGTGGGAATTTTATTTTTATGAATGGTAAAGAAGGGGTAGGTGGAGCGTGGAGTTGGAGAGTATATTTAGGAGGAGATGGAACTTTAACTTTTCAATATGTTTTGGATACTCTTGAAGTGAAAACTTGCACAACTACAGATACTTTCAATACTGCGACATGGTATCATATTGCGATAACACGAAATACAACAACAGGGGCAGTTGAAATATATATTGACGGAAGTGTTTGTACACACAGTGCAACTTGGGAAGAATCGTCTGGTGCAATAAGAAGCTCAGGTTCGGAAAGTTTGTTTGTGGGTGCTTATAATAGCGGTGGAGCAAGTTCTTTTTATGACGGCATATTAGATGAATTTTATATTACCTCAGATGTTCTTTCTTCTACAGAAATTACTGCATTATATAATTCGGGGAACGCAGCAAGATTGGCAAGTGCTGATCAAACAGGTATTTTAACCCACGCACTTTTGCCCGAAACAAATTCCAAAAAGTTATATGACAGCACAGCAGATTTTGATTTGGGAACTTTAACAGATACGCAAGACACGGAAGTCGCGGATAAAGTAAAATTGACAGGGTTGTATGATAGCACATTTTTACCTGAATGGGCTAATTGCAAACTTGCTTTAAAATTAGATAATGCCGCAGCGTCAGGATTAGAAGAAGATTATTCAGGAAATAATAATCACGCTATTGAATACGGAACTGTGCCGTCTGTTGCAGGAATTATCGGAAATTCAAGAGGAGTATTTTCAGCAGATAATTATTTTAAAGTATCGGATAATTCAAACATTAGAGCGTCAGATAATTTTTCAGTTTCTTTTTGGGTTAAAAGAACAGGTGATGCCTCAGGCGATCTTATTGTTAAAGGGAATGTCTCTGATGATTATGGATTTGTTATATTCCAAGATGAGGGAGCGTATAAAATTGATTTTTTCATTGGTATATTACCCGTGAGCGTTGATGTTGAGTCAGTTTCAAGCCTTGCATTAAATACTTGGACTCATATTGTTGGGACTTATGATATTGCCGACACCGGAAAAGAATTAAAAATATATATAAATGGGGTAGAGGACGCAACGTTTGATTGTTCCGCAGCAAGCCCAATACCAAGCACGGATGATTTATTTATAGGTATTGCAAATGACGGCGTTTCTATGCCATTAACAAACGCATTAATTGATGAATTATTAGTTTATCAAAAAACTTTATCTCCTGCAAATATAACAGCTCTTTACGCCGCAGGCGCGCCTTATCGCAGAACTGCTTCAGGCACTTGGCAGAGCGAAGATATTGATTGGGGATATGTTCCGCTTGTCGGCGGATCAACAGGCATTTTATGGGATGAGGAATTATTTACGAATACGACTTTGACTTGCGAATTGCAATACTCTGTTGACGGCACAAATTGGGGAGTAAATTCGCCGACTTATGATGATACAAATTGGGACACGGTTTCTAATGGCGATCCCCTTGATTTAACTCAATATGTCAGGGCTAAATTTACCTTTGCTACATCCGATCAGTTATATTCGCCCTCACTTGCGAATGTGTATCTGCACATTACACCACAGACAAGGAAAGTCGGGCAGGTAGATCTATACGGATATACCGGTGTCAATTCTTTAACTGAATTTAAACTGCAATATTGGGATGGTTTAGCGTGGACAGATATTGAGCCTACAAAGGCGTGGGATTTAAAAGAA